GGTGGGCGGCCTTGGCGATACGCATGGCGCGCGGGGTGACGTCGAGGTGGGTGATGAGGATGTCGGCGGCCTGGGCGGCCTTGATGACGTCGTGGTCCTGGGCGGGCGTGGGCGCGATCGGGATGCCATCGAGCTCACCGAGCTTGGCCTTGGGATAGGTGACGGCGCAGGTATGGCCGCGGCGGGCGAGGTCGACGAGGATGGCGTGGAGCATGACCTCGGCGCCGGCGTTGTGGACGGGCGGGTACTTGTGGACGAGCGCGAGGACTTTCACTTCGGGCCGAGCCGGACGATGTTGGCGCCGTAGTTGAGGGAGGCGTCGACTTCGACGCGCTCGAGGCGGTCGGGCTGGCGGAAGCTGGCGGCGTCGGGGAAGTGAGAGCGGTGGCGCTCGGTTTCCCAGCCGGCGTCGGCTTCGGGGTTGTCGAAGTAGTCGCGGGGTGTCGAGAGGAGGACGCGGCCGTCGATGTGGTCGAGGAGCTCGAGCGCGGCGTCGTGCTCGAGGTGCTCGATGACATCGAGCATGAGGACGAGGTCGTAGCCGGAGAAGAAATTGCCGCCGGCCTCTTGGAAGGCTGGCCCGCGGATGTCTTCGGCGGCGGCGACCTCGGAGCGGAGGGCGAGGTTGGGGTCGGTGACGTCGGCGTCGACGACGAGGTCATAGATGACCTCGAGCCAGGGGAAGAGCGCGCGGTAGCGGGGCTCGGCCTCGATGGCGTCGAGGCGCTCGATGCGCGTGCCGCGGTCGATGCCGTCGACGAGCTCGCGGCAGAGGAGGCCGTAGCGGCCGAAGCCGGGGCCGACGTCGAGGACTCGGATGGGCCGGTCGAGTTCGCCGTGGACTTCCCAGACGTGCGAGACGATGAGCGGGCTGAGGGCGAGAAGGGAGGTGGGCATGGCGAGGACCGTAGACGCGACAAGGCCCGGGCTCGCGCCCGGGCCTCGTCTCTCGCGCCCGCTCGGGCCCGATTCTTAGGCGTGTGCCTCGGTGACGACGAAGGCCGCCGGCCGGATCACTCCGAAGCCCGCGCGGAGCTCGGCGAGAGCGGCGACGAGGTTGCGGGTGAAGAAGTCGGCGTGGCTGTCGGAGAGCATCACGGCGGCTTGCTCGCGGTCCCAGAGCATCGCCCAGCGGAAGTCGCCGACGATCATGGTGCCGCTCGGGACGGCCTCGGTGACTACGCGAGCCATCCCCCAGACGGTGTCGCTCGTCGGGCCGAAGAGCGAGCCGAAGGACGACGGGGCGTAGGGGCCGGCGCCGATGTAGCGGCCGAGGCTGTCCTTGATGAGGTCTTGGGCCTCGGCGTCCTCGGGGTTCTGGAGGACGGTGAGGTTCCGCGCGCGACCGATCAATTGGGCCTTGGTCTTGGCCTTGCGGAGCGTGACGAAGAGGTCCTCGTCGAAGGCCTGGCTCTGGGTGCCGGAGACGGTGAGGATGCCCTCGAAGTTCTCGCCGGTGCCGTCGCCGCTGACGATCTGGTCCTCGAGCTCTTCCTCGAGGCCGTAGCGGAGGAAGGTGTCGATGAGGGTGCGGATCTGGGCGGCGTCGCTGAGGGCCCGCTTGGTCACGGGAATCCAGTGGGCGAGGGTCTTGACGGTGTCGGTGACGCGCTCGAGCTCCATGGAGCTCTCGGGCTTGGCGCCGGTGACATCGCCGCTCGAGTCGCCGGCGCTGGTGCCCGCGGCTTCGGGAGTCGCGGCGGCGTTGTTGACGACATCGAGCATGCGCGCGTAGCTGATGTTGTCGCTGCCGGTCGTGCCCTGGGAGACGACGTCGCGGATGTGAAGCGGCCGCTGCCAGGTGCCGACGTCGAGGAGCCCGCGGTAGTCGGGCGCGACGAGGGGCCCGGCGCTGGCGTCGGAGCCTCCGCTCGAGAGGATGTCCTTGAAGCCGGCGAAGTGGACGGCGTCGGATTCCACGCGCGTCTTCTCGCCGATGTAGCCCTCGCCGGTGCCGGTGAGGCGCTTGAGGTAGTCGGCGACCGCGCCGTCGCGGACGAAGCGCTCGCCGACGGTGCCGCCCTTGCGCGCTGCCGGACCCGGGGTGCCAGTGGCGAGGCCGGCGTCGTGGTTCTTGATGTAGTCGAGGAGGCTTTCGTCCTCGGTGGCCTTGGCGATGGCGACACTCTTGGCCTTGGCCTGGTCGACGAGGTCCTTGACCTCTGCGCGCTCGGCGGAGGTGAAGTCGCCGAGCTCGGACTTCTCGGCCTTCTCGGCGATGAAGCGGGCTCGCTTGAGGAGCTCGTCGCGCTGGTCGGTGAGCTCCTTGACGGCGCCCGCGGTGACGAGCGCGAGGTCGCCGACCTCGAGGCCGAAGCCTCGGACGATCTGGCGGAAGTAGGCCGCGCGGCCGCCGGCGGGCGCAGAGCGGTCGAGCCGCATGAGGAGGAAGAGGATGGCGGCGACGGGCGCGGCCAGGATGAGCAAGCGAAGCAAGGGAGCCTCCGGTGGTGCCGGCGGCCTCTTGGCCGCCTACGGGGTTGGTGTTGAGCTCGAGAGCTCCTCGATTTCGAGGAGTACGCCGGTGGGACTTGTTGCGGCGCTCGGCTCCTCGCCCTTGGCCGGTGCGGCTCCTCGGGCTTGGCCTCGCTTGCGCCGCCCAGCGTAGGAGGTCATGCCGAGCCCGCTGGTGGATGCTTCGCCGGCGCCTACGGAGGGGTCGTCGGCGTCGGGGATGCCGAGAGCCTCGAGGAGCTCGTCGGAGGTCGAGTTCGCGGCCGCGAGGAGCGCGGTGGCTTGGCCGATGTCGCCGGCTTCGAGCGCGGTGGTCATCGAGTCGAGGACGGCGTCGAGCCCGGCGGCGAGGTCGCCGATGTCGTCGGGGTCGGCGCCGGTGCCGACGTCCATGGAGTCCTCGTCGGGGCCGTACATGGTGCCGACGGCGTCGGCGTCGAGGAAGGTGAGCCAGAGGGCCGTCTTGCGGTCGAAGCCGCGGTCGAGGAGGGCCTTGGCGCGCCGCTTCGCGCTGGTGGCGTCGGGCGTGCTGAGGGTGACGGTGACTTCGACGGCCTTGGCGTCGGTGATGAGGGCGCCGGCGTCGTCGAGGGTGTAGGAGAGCTCCCAGAGCGGGCCTTCGCCGTAGGGGTCGCTCCATCGCTCGGTGGTGATGAGGGCCTTGCCGTCGGCGAGGAAGGTGCCTTCCATGTGGACGGCGTAGAGCTCGTTGCCGTACTTGGTCATTCCCCAGACGCGCGACGAGCTCGCGATGGCGTCGAGGGTGTCCTCGACGGCGCCGGCGGGCCGGGTGCCGGTCGGGAGTCGCTTGGCATGCGCGGCGGGCGCGGCCTTCGAGGTGCGGGGGACGGGGACGAGGTCGTCGAGGAGCTCGAGCGCGGCCATGGGCGAGAGGCCGGCGACGGCCTTGCGCGCGGCTTTGGCGTTGAGGAGCGCGGTGGCGGGGTTCATGCCCTTCAAGGTCGGGCCGACCTCGATGAGGCCGACTTTGACGAGGTCCATGGCGTCCTTCGTCGGGCGCGCGCCGCCGGGCGGGATGTCGTAGGCGAAGGAGAATTCCTTGATGGCGCGCCGCTGGAGCTTCGACCAGAGAGTCTGGGCGAAGGCGCCGGCCTCGCCGGGCGCGTCGAGGTCCATTTGGGCGCCCTTGATGAGGAGGCCGCCGAGCTCCATGAGCTCGGGCGGGAGCTCGGGGTCGCCGGGCTCGAGTTCCTTGACGTTGGCGGGGTCGACGGTGCCGACGTGGGCGTAGAGGTCGTCCCATTGGTGCGAGAAGATGACGGGGATGGGGTCGCCGCTGGCCTGCCAGGCCGCGAGCCCATCGGCGAAGCATCCTGGGATGAGCCGGTCGCCGCCGAGGTCGATGTTGTTGAAGACCGCGACGATGGCGTCGAAGGTGCCGGCGGGGACGTCGGGCCCGGTGACGGCCTTGAAGTAGGCCGGCGCGCTCTTGGTGTGGCGGATGGTGGGCTCGGTCATGGTCATCGACGGCCTCCTCGAGGGCTTGAGGCCGAAGCGTAGGGGCGCGCGCGAGCGCGGACGCGGAGCTAGGAGAAGTTCACGCCACAGGTACAGCCGGCGAGCTCCTCGACGGGGAGGTCGGGGCTTCCTGGCCATGGTGCGGTGTTGCCGCCGACGTCGAAGTCCTCGTTGAGTGGGATGGTGACGCCATCGAGCGCGGCGTGGCTCTCGCGCGGGTTATCGGAGTTGACCTCCCAGGTTTTCTGGCTCGCGCCGCCCTGGGTCGCGGCTCCGAAGGCGGCGAAGGCGCCGACGGTGACGACGCGGCCGATGCCGAAGCCGTCGGCGCGCTCGCCGCTGGCTTCGGTGAAGATGTCGCCGGCGGCGTCTTGGGTGTCGACGTCGGGGGAGCTTTCGGCGTCGACGAGCGCGGCGAGGGTTTTGGCGTTGAAGGACTCCGCCGCGATGCGCGCGTTGTTCTGGAGCCAGGCCTCGGCGGCGGTGACGTCGTAGTCGATCCCGAAGCGCTCGGCGATCTTGGCGGCGGCGACCGGGGCGTATTCGAGCGCGAGGCCGGATAGGTCATCGCCGAGCTCGGTGTCGGCGCGCGTCTTGTTGAAGGCGCTGGTGGCGTCGTGGCCTACGCCGATGCGGGTGCGGAAGCGCTGCGCTTGGCGGTCGACGTTGTTGGCGACGATCGCGGCGTGCTGTTGGGCCCAGGTTCGCGCGGTCGGGGCGAGGGCCTCGAGCGCGCTCTTGGTGAGGACCTCGAGCTCGGCCTTGGAGAGAGCGGGACGTCGGGCCGCTTGGCCGAGGCCGGGCGTGCCGGGCGCGGTGTCGAGCGGGCTGGCGCGGCCGCCGGTGGTGACGTTGAGCGGCGTGATGATTTCGTCTCCGCCGGGGACGGGCGCCATGTTGCGCCGAGCTCGGGCCTCGTTGCGGAGCATCCAGGGGCCGCCGACCGCGCGCGAGGTGGCTTCGGCTTCGGCGAGGAAGTCGCCGCGCTGGAGCGCGTCGATGTCGAAGTGGACCTCGAGGCCGTCGAGGGCGTCGAGGCTGGTCTCGAAGTCGGGGAGGAGTTGGACGCAGTATTCGCCGGCGGCGTACTCGACGAGGGTGGAGATGACGTCGGTGACGAGCGCGCGCCGGGTGGCCTCGTCGGGCGGGACGTCGGTGAAGCCGAGGATGGCGGGGTGCTGGTGGTACGCGCGGGAGACCTCGACGCCGGTGAGCTTGCGGGCCTCGAGGTATTGGGCGGCCTGGGCGTCGAATTGCTCTTGGTGGAATTCCATGCCCTCCTCGAAGATGGGCGTGCCGCCGGCCTCGGGGCCGTTGCCGGTTTGGCGGTCGCGCATCGACTCGAGGAAGCGGTCGCGGCCGCTGGTGGCGTTGTTGAGCCCGGGCTTGGACCAGTCGGGCGCTTCGGCGGGGCGGCTGATCCAGCCGGACATACGGGCGGCGCGGTCCCAGAATTGTTCGCGGGCTTCGCCGCTGGCGACGTCCTCGGAGAGGATGCGGCGGAGAGTCTCGATGGGCGCGAGGCCCCAGCGGACGTCTTCGGGGTTGTAGCTACACAGGTGGACGACTTGGTCCCAGGTGAAGGTAAAGCCGGAGCCCATCACTTGGAAGCCGTCGGCGGTCATCCAGTCGCCGCCCATGGGGAAGATGCGGTTGGGCGGGACGCGCGTGAGGGCGACGGCGCCGCGGCGGCCGTCGGGCTTGACCTTGACGCATACCGAATTGTCGAAGGTGAGGAGGTCGGCGAGGACTGCGCGCCAGAATTTCGCTCGGCTCCATTTCGGGTGCGGCCGGTTGAGGAGCTTGTCGAGCGGGTGGTCTCGGCGGCGCTTGATGACGTTCTCGTCGACGCGCTCGAAGACGCCGGGCTCGAGCCCTCCGCCCTTGCGGCTTTGGAAGTCGATGACGGTGCGGACGTTGGGCTGGCTCTTGAAGATGTTTTCGTAGGTGGTGACCGCGTTGCGGTAGCTGGTGATCCCGAAGGGCCGGACGATCGGGTTATAGGGATTGGTGAGCGTGCTGATGGCTCGGAGCTCGCCGTCGGTGACTGCGAAGGGCAAGGTATCTCCTAGCCGTCGGCGGCCGGGGCTTGGACCCAGGCGACGCGCGCGAAGTCGATGATGGCTTCGCCGTCGAGCTTCGCGGGGGATGCGAGCGGCTGGCCGTGTTCGCCGAGGACGTGCGCGTCGCGCAAGACGATCGGGCCGCGGCCGTCCCAGAGGATGCCGTCGAAGGCGGAGCCGTCGATGGTGTTCACGACGACGCGCCGGCGGACGAAGGCGACCCAGCCGAGCTCGCGCTCGGACTCGAGCTCCGCGATGCGCTCGCGCGCGGCGACGTGGGCCTCCTCGGCTCGGCGGGCGCGGTCGCGCTCGAGCTCGGCGGCGCGCTCGAGGAGCTCGGCGCGCTCGAGGGCTCGGCCGGCTTCGAGTTGGGCGACGTTGAGGGAGGCGAGGGCCTCGTTGCGCTGGTCCTCGAGGTCGCGGCGGCGAATCATCCGGTGACCTCGAGGCCTCGGGTCTCGTAGACGCTTCGGCCGTCTTGCTCGCGGCGGGTGTAGGCGTCGATTGCCATGATGAGCGCGGCCATGGGGTCGATCCTAGAAGTTGAGCGCTTGCGGTCGGGTTTTACGTTGCCGGCGGGGTCTTGAAGGGCCTTCATGCCCGCGCACGCGTATCGGAGGACAGGATGGCCGCCGTGGCGGAGCTTGCGCTCGGTGACGAGCCGCGCGGTGTCCTTCATGGGCGCCGACATCGACGCGAAGCCCTGGCCGAGCTCCCAGATGGGGAAGCGCGCGGCCTCGAGGTGGTCACGCAGTTGTTTCGATCCCCAGCGGTCGTAGTTGACGGCGCGGATGTCGAAGCGGGACATGAGCCGGCCGGCTTCCTCCTCGATTTGGTCGTAGTCGATGGTCTCGCCGGGCGTCGTGATGAGGTAGCCCTCGTCGGCCCAGCGGACGTAGTCCGCGCGGTCGCGCATCGCCCTCGAGTGGAGCGTGGCTTCGGGTGTCCACACTCGACAAAGGACGTCGAGCGCGCCCGCGGCGTCGGGGAAGACGAGGACGAGCGCGCAGAGGTCGCGCGAGTCGGAGAGGTCGAGGCCGCCGTAGCTATCGGAGGCATTGAGCTCCTCCTCGAGGACCAGGCCGGCGGAGCGGTCCCAGGTGGGGAGCTCGATGTAGCCGACGGAGGCCTCCGTCGGGACGCCGAGGTGAAGGCGGAGGAAGCGGTCGCGGTCGACGGGGTTGGACTTGGCCTTCGCGGCCATCCGCTCGAGATATTCGGGCCGGACGGAGCGGCCGTAGCCCGGGTTGGCGCCGCGCCAGACGTCGGGGCGGAGCCAGCGGCCGTCGCTTTGGACCTTGGGATCGGCGGCGAAGATCGCACCCCAGAATTCGGGAGCCTCGACGGTGCGGTCGGCGACCTTGATGGCGAAGTCGCGCTTGATGATCCAGACGGGCGACTCGGACTCGATGCCGGCGGTGGTGATGATGACGCCGAGCGGCTGGTCCCGCGATCCGGTGCCGGTCTCGATGGTGCCGATGAGCTCGGGGTCGTTGATGGTGTGGAGCTCGTCGATGAGGTAGCCGTGGATGTTGAGGCCGTGGTGTTTCGAGCCGAGGCGGTCCTTGCCGAGGACGGTCCATACGCTCGAGGTGGCGTCGAAGGCGATCTTGTCGCCGCGCTGCTCGGGGTGCGGCGGGATACGAAGCCGCCGGCGGAGCGAAGGCGCCGCGCGGCCCATGAGCGCGCCGACGGCCCAGACGGCGCGGGCCTGGTCTCGGTCCTTGGCGACGGAGTAGACCTCGGCGCCAGGCTCGCCGTCGGCGACGAGGAGGTAGAGGCCGATGGCCGCCACCAGTGTCGATTTTCCGTTCTTGCGGCCGACCTCGAGGTAGAGCTCGTTGTACCAGCGGAGGCCGTTGGCCCGCTTCCATCCGAAGACCGGGGCGATGGCGTGGATGACCTGCCAGAGGTCGGGGATGAAGGGCTGACGAGCGAAGCGGCGGCCTTTGATGTGCCGGAGAAGCGCGCAGAATCGGAGGAAGCGGATGACGGCGTCGACGTCGAAGTAGGCGCCCGCCGCGCGCTGGGCCGTCGTCGGGGTATGCGAGCGGTGCCGCGGCCAGACGAGGTCGGCAAGCTGGTCCTCGAAGTCGGGCCACCAGACAATCCCGCGCTTCTCGTCGGGCCGCTCAAGCCGCTCGAGGAGCCCGGGGAAGTCGACCTCGATGCGCGCCCGGTTCGTCTCGAGCCGGCTGGCTCTTGAAGGCGCGGCCATCGTCGAGCTCCGCGCCTAGAGCGCGTCTTCGAGGTCTTCGTCCTGGTCGTCCTCGAGCGGCGCCCCGATGCCGGGGAGCTCGAGCCGCGTGCGAGCCGCGAGCGTGAGGCCGAATTCTCGAGCGAGCGTTAGGTAGCGGCCCGCGGCCTGGTTGTAGACCTGCCAGGCCGGCGTCTTGCGGTTGTGGCCGCCGTGGACGGCGTCGACCTCGAGGACGGCGGGCACGTTCCCAGGCGCGCGCATGGCCTTCGCCGCGGCCTG